TGAGAACTAAAGTGGGTGTTATAGCTCAAGAAATAATAGAAGTATTGCCTGAAGTTGTAAATCAAGATAATGATGGAATGTATAATGTATCTTATGGTAACATAACAGCATTGTTAATTGAAGCAATTAAAGAACAACAATCTCAAATTGAAGAACTTAAATCTATAATAAATGGCCTTACCAAGTAGTGGACCGTTAAGTATATCTCAAATCAGAAATGAGGAAGTAAACAACGGCGGTTTCGCTTCAACTTATAGTCTAAGACAACTTAGTTCTAATGCTGGTAAATCAACACCTGATGCCATAAGTGAATTTTATGGATATTCAGCTGCTACTAATGTATTTATTTCGGTGTATATTCCAAGTTATATGGGTTGTTATAACTACTATTATTTTGCTGTTACATCAACTCAAAACGTAAATACAAATGTGACTGTTTATATAAGTTGGTATGGAGATTTAGGTGGACTTTTAGTAACTTCTCTCACTCTTAACTCTGGAACTTCTTGTGTTAGTAACTACTCAGTATATACAGGTGGTGATATAAATTGTATTGGTGAAAATTTATCAAATATATTTTGGCTTACAGACCCAGTAACTAGTGGTAATCAAAACTATGTTGTTGGTAATTATTCTCCTAATAGTTATCCTTGTTAAAACAAATTTGGTTGCTTTTTAAATCTTTTGTATATTTATATATATAAAACAAAAATTAAATAAAATGGCTTTAATTATTATCTTATTAATTGCTGCTGTAGCAGTGGCATTTGTTCTTAACAACAAGAAAAAAGAAACATTAACTCATGTTGAAGATTTAGCTCCTGAATCAACTCCGCCTCCAACTGTTATGGCTGAGATAGCTAAAAAAGCAACTGAGAAGAAACCAGTTGCTAAAAAAGCACCTGTAAAAAAAGACGTTAAAAAACCAGTAAAAAAATCTAAATAAAATATATGGAAAAAGTTACATTAAAATTACATGAGTTTTATGCTTTAGAAGCTGAACTTAATGGTGTTGTGAACAATCAGACTGGTGAAGTACTTTCTAAAGGCTTACTATCTGAAAAAATTAAATTATCAACTAAGTATTGGTTAACAGAATTAGGTAAAAAAGTTTCTGCTGAAAAAGAAGCTGTTGAAAAACTTAAAGAAGAGTTGATCAAAAAGCACGGAACTGAAGATGAAAAAGGCGGTATTGCTATTCCAATGTACATCAACATCGTTACTAACGAAGAAGGTGAAGTGACTAGCAGAGAAGTAAATCCTAAGTTTGTTGAGTTCCAAAATGAATTTAACGCTCTTTTACAAGAAGAAAAAGAAGTAGAATATAAAGAATTCAAACTCGCTGAATTTGATAGCGTAGAATCAGAAGGAGTTTATGTTACTTTCTTTAAACTTGTAAAACCTGAATAATGAGTGAAGTTAAAAAATTAACAACTGAAGAGCTAGACGAAGTAAAAAAGATTAGATCTTCATATAATGACTTAGCTATATCATTAGGTGAGTTAGAAATTGAAAAAGCACGTTTACTTGAATTTCGCAAAACATTAAGTGATCGTGAATTAGCTATAGCTAAAACATTACAAGATAAATACGGTGAAGGCTCTATTAATCTTGAAACAGGTGAAGTAAATTCATAATATGTATTGTTAGGTGTTAGGAGTTAATATAGAAGAACCTCGGCAGTAATTGCCGGGGTTTCTTCGTTTTATAAATTATCTCACATATTTATCATTAGACAAAATCTATTCAAAACATGGCGCAAGAAACATTAATTTCTCCAGGTGTACTAACACGTGAGAATGACTTATCTCAAATAACCCAATTACCTCCAACTGTGGGTTTGGCATTAGTAGGTCCGACTGTTAAAGGTCAACCGTATATCCCAACTGTAGTTACTTCATATAGTGACTTTAAAAACAGATTTGGTGGTTCATTTATTAGCGGAGGTGCTAATTATGAGTTTTTAACAAGCATCGCAGCTTACAACTACTTTTTACAAGGTGGTGAATCAATTTTAGTAACAAGAGTACCAAGTGGTTCATTCACTGCTGCTACAGCTAGTTGTGCTACAACTGCTAGTACAAGCGGAATTCCAGGTAACAGTGCATTTACAGCATCGTTTGTTTTAGAAACAATCAATGTTGGTACAATGAACAACAACACTAGTTCTTTATTAAGTAATGGTGCTTTAGCTACTGGAACTCAAGATAACGTTAAGTGGGAAGTATCAAATGTAAATTTACAACAAGGTACTTTCACAGTATTAGTTCGTCGTGGTGATGATAATACAAACACTAAAGTTGTTTTAGAAACTTATTCTAATGTATCTTTAGATCCATTACAACCTAACTATATCGCCGCAGTAATTGGTGATCAATCAAGAACTGTATCTTATGATGTTGATATGGGTGGGTATTATATTCAATTATCTGGTAGCTATCCAAACAATAGCCGCTATGTAAGAATTAAATCTGTTAGAGATACTCCATCATATTTCAATAATGTAGGTGGTGTTGCTACAGATACAAATAACCAAAGCTATTCAGCTTCATTACCTCAAGCAGGTAGTGGTTCATTTGGTGGTGCATTTAGTGGTGCTATTGGTAATGACATTCCATTTATTGGAAACAGTTTATTCCAAGCTAATTCAGCTACTGCTCCTCAAGGTGTTCCAGTTGCTAACTATGCTACTGCAAGTAACATTTTAAGTAATAAAGATGATTATGATTATGAATTACTAATCACTCCAGGTTTACAACAAGCTGATCACGCTACAGCTCAAACAAATTATATTTCAAATGCTGAAGAAAGAGGTGATCATTTCTATATTATGGATTTAACTCCATATGGTTCAACTATCAACACTCCAGTAACTGAAGCACAAGGTTTAGATACTAACTATGCTGGTGCTTATTGGCCTTGGGTTCAAGTTGTATCTCAAGAAACTGGTAGAAATGTATGGGTACCTGCTTCAACAATTATGGCTGGTGTTTATGCTTTCAACGATAATGTAAGTGCTGAATGGTTTGCTCCTGCTGGTTTAAATCGTGGTGGTTTAGGTGGTGTTATTCAAGCTGAAAGAAAATTATCTCCAACAAATCGTGATAATTTATATGCTGGTAAAGTTAACCCAATCGCTACTTTCCCTAACGTAGGTGTTACAGCATTTGGTCAAAAGACATTACAACAAAAAGCTAGTGCTTTAGATAGAATTAATGTTCGTAGATTATTAATTGCTCTTAAGCGTTACATTGGTAATGTTTCTAAGACATTAGTATTTGAACAAAATACAACTGTAACAAGAAACAGATTCTTATCTCAAGTTACTCCATACTTAGAAAGTGTACAACAAAGACAAGGTCTATATGCTTTCAGAGTAGTAATGGATGATACAAACAACACTCCAGATGTAATTGATAGAAACCAATTAGTAGGACAAATTTACTTACAACCAACTCGTACAGCTGAATTTATCTTATTAGATTTCAACATCTTACCAACTGGTGTAGAATTTGGAAGTTAATAAAAAATAACAAATGATAAAAGATAAAAAATTATACGAATTTGAAGACGACGCAGCAGCCGATACCTCGGTTGCTGGCGTTACTTCATCTTTAACTAAGTTGTCATCAGCTGTAACTAATGTGAAAGATTTTTCTCGAGTAGTTGAAGCTATAGCTAAATGGATACAAAAGAAAAAAGGATCTCAATTAAGCAGTCTTGAAAGTAATCAAAACTATAAAATGGTATTAAGTTACTTAAACAAGATGCAATCAGATGTTGATAACAAAAAACCAGTTGAAAATCCAGTTGCGCAAAAATAATAACTATTAATATTTATATAAAATAACAATACAATGGCAGTATTAGATCCTACCGAAATTATGTTCACCGCTTTTGAACCAAAAGTTCAGAATCGCTTTTTAATGTATATTGACGGTATCCCTTCATATTTAATTAGAAAAGCTTCAACTCCGTCTTTTAACGCTGGTGAAATCGTATTAGATCATATCAACGTTTACCGTAAAGTTAAGGGTAAAGTTCGTTGGAATGATATGACTTTAGAACTTTATGATCCTGTAACTCCAAGTGGCGCTCAAGCTGTAATGGAATGGGCTCGTTTGGCTCACGAATCAGTAACTGGACGTGATGGCTATAGTGATTTCTATAAAAAAGATTTACGTTTAGACATTTTAGGTCCTGTTGGTGATGTAGTTGGTGAGTGGATAGTTAAAGGTTCTTTTGTTAAAGAAGCTAACTTTGGTGAATACGATTGGGCTAATGAAGCGTATGTTTCAATCAGCTTAACAATAGCAATGGATTATTGTATCCTGAACTACTAATCGTTCATCCATATATTTAATAAGAAAGTCATCCGAAAGGATGACTTCTTTTATCTTTGTATATTTATATATATAAAAACAATATAAACGTTATGGAACAAAAGTTTAAGTATCCTACTGAACAAATCGATTTACCTTCTAAAGGTTTAATTTACCCTCCTGAATCACCATTATCAAAAGGTGTTATTGAAATGAAGTACATGACTGCAAAAGAAGAAGATATTCTATCTAATGCTAACTTTATTCGTCAAGGAACAGTTATTGATAAGTTATTACAATCAATGATTGTGACAACAGGTATAGACTATAATATGTTATTAAATGGTGATAAAAACGCTATTTTGATAGCAGCACGTATTTTAGGATATGGTAAAGATTATGATTTTACCTTTGTTGATCCTAATACAGGTAGAGCTGAAAAAGCTACTGTTGATTTAACAACATTAGACACTAAGAAAATCGATGAAAGCCTATTCACACCAGGTAAAAATGAATTTAATTTTGAATTACCATTCTCTAAAACTATGGTTACATTCAAGTTATTAACACATGGTGATGAGCAAAAAATAGATAAAGAAATTAAAGGTTTAGAAAAAATTAATGCTCAAGGTTCATATGATGTTACAACTCGTTTGAAACATACTATTGTAGCAGTTAATGGTGATAGAGAAACAGCAGCGGTTAGAGAATTTGCTGAAAATATGTTAGCTAGAGATGTAAAAGCTTTACGCGAACAGATTAACAAAGTAATGCCAGATGTTGACATGAAAGTCAACGCTGTTAAATCTAACGGCGATGTAGTGGAGGGCATCGATTTACCAATTGGGGTTAGCTTTTTTTGGCCTGACTCCGGAGTATAAGAAAATAATACTAGACGAAGTATTTTTACTTTGTTATCATAGTCAAGGTGGATTCACTCATGATCAAGTATATAATATGCCTATAAGATATAGACAATATTATTTACAAAAACTATCAGAACTTGTTGAAAAACAACAAGAAGAAATAGATAAAAAATTCAATGTGAGTGGTGGCGCAGAAATGGCGCAACCAAATAAAACCACTAGAGAACGTCCACCAATACCAGATTTCGCATTTAATGCAAGAGCGCCTAAAAAATAGGCGCTTTTGATATTTATACACGGTATAAACTACAGAATAACGCATGGCTACTGAACAAGAAATACAATTTCAACGAGTATTAAATGATCTTATTAAAGATCAAAGGGATTTAATTTCTGAAATTAATAGTGAGTTAAAAAATGAACTTAATGTTAGTAAAGAAGTTAGAAAACAGTATGATGTTTTAGAAAATATTTCTGATAAATTAGTTAACAACGCTGAAGATGCTTTAGAATTATCTCAAAAACAATTAGATAAAGAAAAAAGCAAAGTTAATAGTGTAGTTAAACAATTAAGTAATGCCT